AGCAGCTATCGAGACGTGGTGCCCACTGTGCCGCGCCTTCTTCTGTAAGACGCACGACGAGCTCTACCCGGTGCGCCGCCACGACTGCATCCGTGGCCCAGCCGACGTTAGGTAGATCTACTTGTGGATATGTCTAGCAAAGTGGGCACAGGCGATATGGGCTGGTTGAGCTACCTCCGCTCGGCTACTGCAGTCCCATGAGTAGCGTCATCGCCAAGGCATGGATCGCGCTGATCTCCATCCAACAATCTCCACGGCAACCCGTGGCGCTCGTTCGTGTCCAGCACTGACTATACAGAACGATGCTTGATAGATCTATGTGCCGATAGTTCTACCTCGATGGAAATCCTTCTTGCATTCGCAATCGGCTACATGTTGGCACTATGGCTGGCAGTAGCCTGCACTATGAAGTGACGGGCTTTGACTCGCAAGCGACGGTTGCCAGGTCCGAGCTTGCCGAACCCCAGTGAGGGCATGAAAACCGGTGCGCCTGGCAAGTCCAACCAGTACGAGTCTGAGATTGAGCGGCTACGGACGCTCGAAGATATCGTGCGTGAGCATATTGGCGATGACGAACTTGGGTTCCACCTTCAACAGTGGCTGAGCCGTAACTGGCAGCCCGGCTCGTCGGGCTGACAGCACGCAAGACGTAATGTTTAAATTCGCGCGCTGTGATCGACGACGGCCATTGGCTAGCCGTAAGCGACAAAGATCCGCGCGCCGTGGGTCTGTATCTGCGTCACTACAGTTCAGTAGCCAATCGGCAGTTGCCCAGACAACGTGCAGCCAAGTTGGCTGGCCGTGAGGGCGGCATCGTGGGTGGGGGACAACGCATCGTGTTGATGACTGTCGATTGCCTCGCGCTGTGGGTCTGGAAACGCTATCCCGATGGCTTGAACCGCAATGGCAGTCAGCACGGCGTGGTCTGTAGCGTTTTCCGGAATGAAGGGCCGATCCTTTCGTCGGACCTCATCAAGGAAGCTGACCTCCTGGCAGACTGGCGATGGCCGGGCGAACGCCACTATACATATGTCAATCCAGGCAAGATTCGCAAAAAGCGTGACCCAGGACGTTGCTTCATTCGAGCTGGCTGGCGCAACGCGGGCACGAACGGCGACGGCAAACTACTCGTCCTTGAACGACTGCCATCTTGATAGACATATGGAGTGATGTGCCGTTAGTGTGACCAAGACCTGGCACTGCACGAACTGTCTGGCCGAGAACGTCGATGCTGACCGCTGCTGGTTTTGCCTCGCCGCCAGCCCTGATGCCGCCCAGCGTTTCGCTGAGTCGATTGCCAAGACCAGCCCCGCAGGTTGGCGCGATTGGCGAGTCGTCCAACTGCTTGGTCACCATAAGGAGTGATATGACTGACAAGACTGAGCATGCCGTGAAAGCCGTGTCAGGCGTCTCAAGCGTATTGCGCGAAGTGACCCGCGAGCGCGACGAACTCCGCGCCGAGAACGAGCGGCTGCGGGCGGCGCTAGAGGCAATCATCGTCAAGGGCCAGAAAGGCGATTACATGGAACGCGCCCCCCTCGTTGAAATCGCTCTCGAAGCACTTGGTAACGCTAAGGGAGTGACATGACGACCAAGGTCACCCATCAGGCATCGGGCGCGAGCCAGCCTCAAGCGCTAGTTACAAACTTCGACATTGACGAACTTCGCGCCGAGATCGAGCGGCTGCGGGTACATGAGGCGCAGTTGGAACATGACAGGGATGCGTTGTCGAAGTTGTTCGCTGAGGCAGACGTTGAACGCGCGCGGCTGAGGGCGGCGGCGCAGGCGTTAGTCGATTGCCCATTGCTCAAGGATGCATGCGACCATGTCCAAGAACTAGCCGATGCTCTTGGTCACGATAAGAAGTAGTAGATCTGCCTCAGTGCAGCTTCTTGCCGCTGATGCCGAACCAGTACGACACCACGATCGCTGCTAACGCCACTCCGCCGCTGGCAATCGCCCCTTCCTGAAACACCACAATTAGCAGGAACACGCCCACCAGGACCGCGAGGCTAATCAAGAACTGGAAGATCAGGTAGACCAGCTCGTAGCGGCTCTGGAGCAGCTCCGTCTGGTCGGCAGGCAATCCCCGCGGTGGGGGTTCAGGACGGTAAATCGCCTGCTCTTCCATCTCAGGTCAGGCGTGCTACCGCCAAGGCTGCGATCAGCCCGAACACCACCGTCGCGCTATTCGGCACCACGCCCACCACCCCCAGGATCGCCAGGATCAGGACCAGCAGCGCGATCAGCCATCCAATAGTGATCGCCATATTTCCGACTGTGGTGATCTGCATTCGAACTCCTCTTGCCTCAGCTGAGGCACCAGATAACGGGCGTAGAGCAGCCCGTCGATAAAGCGCTGCTCGAGCATGGCGGCGTGGGCAGGGCAGCGACGCTTGAGCTGCATGCATTCGCAGTGGTGCTCGAGGACGACAGCCAGGTCGTAGGACTCCGCCAGCGTCCCGTGCCAGATCGGAGCCTCGAGCCGCGGCACCGTCTCATCCTTCGACCAGCCACACGACGCTGAAGCCGCCCAATCGGTTGAAGTCCTCGCACGTGAGCACGTCCCAGATCCCGCGGTAGCCGGGCGCCGAGTTGGCAATCCACAGGTTGTCGCCCGATACCCCGCGGAGCGCAACCCAGTGATACCACTCGGCACCCGACATCATGCCCGTGGTGCTCGTCGCCAACTGGTAGACGGTGTCGAAGTCGAGCCAGCTCTGCTCGCTGCGCTGGCCGTAGGTGGCCAGGACGTCCTGCAACGCACGGCCCGAGCCGTCCGTCAGCCCCCAAGCCGGGTTGATGTTGTCGGGATAGCCGATCTGGTACGCGGTCCGCTCGCGATTGGCGTAGATGTCGCCCGACCCTGGGTCGAGCCCAGTTGCCCTGAGCACGAACTCGAGCGCACAGGCCGAGCACGTCCAGTCGTACAGCTGGCCGGGCATCGGGGCGTGGGCGTCCCAGCTAATGCCGCTCGGCGGCGGGAGCTCCTCAACATCCCATTCAAAAGGGACAACGCTTCACAGCGTTGTCGACCTCCATCCAGTAGTAGGTGGCATCCCTACCGAACGTCTGCGAGATCTTGTGACCTTCCCGCAGGATGATGTATTGCTCGTCAGACCTCGCCTCATCGCCGGCAGCGTTGATGGCGTCAGCCACCCCGGGGCCAATCACATACTCGCTCATACCGACCCCACCGTCACCAACAGCACGCCGCCGGCTTGCAGGCCCGAATTCGCGTCGCCCGTGGCGCGCACCGAGATGACGTCGCCGGCGTTGACGCTCAGATTCCCCTGCACGGCAAAGGTGGTGTTCAGGCCACCGTTTGCGCTTGCGCCGCCGATTGCGAGCGCGCCATTCCTGAAGATGTGGATGGCCGCGTCATCGCCGTTCGATCCGACACGGCAACTGATGTGCGCCAGACCAGTCCTTGGACAGGTGACCGAAGCCAGATCACCCGAGTACGAGCCGCTCAGCCCACCGGTGCCAGCCGTGGTGGCGCTGACCGCACTGGTGGTCTTGGACGCAGCGCCCGCCGCGTAGCCCTCGTTGTAGCGCTGCGTGTACCAGGACTGAGCCTGGTTGTACCAGTTGTTCCGATCCGTCTCCCACGAGATGCCGTTGTTCCAGACACGGCTCGGTCCCCACGCCTGGTCGGCGCGCCCCTGCCAGGTGCTTGCGTTCGTGGCATTCGCGTCGCGGTCTGCCATCCACTCGGTGGCTGACTCGCTCCAACGCTGGCCATTGGTCCAGCCCGGCGGATGACGGCCGGTGCTGGTGTCGTTGGCCTGACCGATCCAGTAGCCCAGGTTCTGATAGGTCATACCGCCCGCCAGTTGGTGCCGTCGCTCTTATAGGTGAACGCTTCGCCTGCGAGGATGGTGCCGTTCATGACCGCGCCCGTCGTCTGGTTAGCCGAGCCGCCAATGATGCTGCCGCCGACCGCCGCGACCGTGCTCTGCCCGGTGACCGCAGCCACCGTGATCGGTCGATTGGTGACGTTCGCGGCGGGCAGCGTGACCGTGATCGCCGCCGTGGCGAACACGAACATGACGCCGGTCGCCACCGTGTAGTTGGTGCCCGTGTTGACCCACGAGCCGGCGAACAGCGTCTCCTGGGTGATCGGTGTCGCCAGCTTGGCGTTAGTGACCGAGCCGTCCACCAGCTTTGCCCCGGGCAGGGTGTTGTCGGCAAACGCCTCGGCACCCAGCGTGCCGCCTTGCCGCGCACCGGAATGCTTGTGGCCGGTCGATTGGCTGAACAAGCCGTCGATGATGGCCAGGCTGCCCGCCAGTCCCGAGTTCAGGGTCAGGTAGTCGGCCGTGTCGTCATCATCGACTGCCTGAGCGAGGGCCAGTTCCGGGGTGAGGTTGCTCATAGGTAATGCAAACTCCCGACTTTGTAGCCGCGCAGGTCACCGATACGGGTGCCTCTCAGTCGGCCGATAATCCCGTACACCGTCAGCACGCGGAACTGCGTCGCCTGGAAGTCGATCTGCCAGGCGTGTCCACCACCAGCTGCCATCGGCAGCAGGCGTTCCGAGTAGTCGAAGATCGCGACCTCGTTGACCGTCTCGTCGGGGAGCTCGATCGCCAGACTGCCGGGGAACGCCGCGGCGTTCATCATCGCCTTATGCACCTGCTCGGGGTTCGGGCGATACGCCGCCCCATCCAGGCGGCTGATCACCGCGCGCCCGTCCACGGTGCCCGCGATATCGCGTTTGAATGCCGGGATCACCCGCTCGTGGATGGCCAGGATCTCGATCACCGGCGTGGTGCTGGCGTCCTGGTTCGAAAGCGCCAGCTTGAGCGAGATGGCGTGGCCGGCCAGATTCGGCGGTGTCGGAATGCGCTGGCCATTCTGGGTGAACTCGCCCAGCAGCAGCCAGTTGCCGCTCGGATCGGTTGGCGGCGCACCGGCGCTGCCCATGATGCGGTAGTACAGCGTCGCCTCATCGCCCACCCGCAGCACCGGCCCGAAGATCGAAAAGCCCAACCAGTGCTTCAGGTCAGCTTGAAACATGGCCGTGTGGAGCGGCAGCACGATCTCGCTCGGACCGAGCATGAACTCTGCGCCGCTGCCGGTCGCCAGCGGGTTGCGAACCAGCTTGATCCAGTCCCAGCCACCGTCCTCAAACCCGATATACAGGCGGTCAGTGCCCGACACGCCGCTGACGCTCATGGCCGTGACCTTGCGGTTAGGCCAGTGCGCGAGCGCTCCGTCCCACTGGTCGTCGAACTTTGCGTCGGCGCCCTCCTCGGTCTGCCGCATCTCCCACGAGCCGTAGCTCAGCAGGTACGACGTGGGCGGCAGAGGCGCAGCGGCGTTCAGGTCGGCCTCTCTGGTGAGCGGCGTCGAGAGCGGATTGTAGAGCGCCAGATAGCCCTGGTAGCCGCCCCAGCCGCAGAACACGCGCGCCTCACCCCGAACGGGTGAGCCGTTGTCGAGCAGGCGTCCCGGCCCGGTGGGCGTCAGTTGTGCCCCTGGCATCTCGAGCTTGTAGAACGACGGCCCGACGTTGAACCACAGCGCATTCATCCACGCCTGGGCGCGCAGGCCATTGTCGGGGTTGATGGGCGCGGTCACGCCTGGGAACAGGTCGTTGGTGCTGCCGTCGCTGTTGAGCGTGAACAGCGAGCCGTCCTCTTTGAAGATGACGAGCTGGTTGCCGGTTGCTCGTATGGTGCTGATCTTGACGGACGGGTCGCCTACGAAGAATGGCCCGCTCCAGTTGGCCGCGACCTTGGGGTCAGACTTGACGTTGCGAACCACCGAGTTGGTGCAGTCAGCCGCCCATAACTCGGTGCCGACTACCTCCACGCGATGCGCCAGAAAACCAGAGGGCAAGGCGCAAGCAGCCCACGTTCCAGTCGGTGTCCGCTCCGAGAGGCCGCCGGTACTCCACGTCACGTAGAGGCTGCGGGTGGCTCCTGCGAAGCCCCCTTGAAACACCGCGCCATCGGTTGCCAATCCTGGCCCCTGGACATCCATTGCTTGCCCGGCGTTCGTGTCATCGGTGCGGCGGTACACCCTGTCTCCGCCCAGGATGAACTGGGTCGGCGTCAATGACGCGGTGTTGAACCCGTCGATGAACTTAGTGACCCCGGTGTTCGTCGTGGTAGGCACGATGGGGTGCAGCAGCGGTCCCTTGCCGACCAGCCCACCGCTCACCTGGATGTCCATGCCCCAGTAGTAGCGGCGGTCACCGAAACTCGACTGCACGCGCTCGCCATAGCCAGCTGTCGGCTTGGCCGGCCAGGTCCGCTCTCGGTACACGGGCGCGCTGGCGTACTCCTGGGCGGACGGCACCACCCCGTCCAACATCTGTTGTTTGCGACCGATCAGCAGCCCGCTTTCCTTGGCGACCAGCATCAGCCCGATGCGGTCATTGGGCGAGCCAAGGATGCTGCCTAGACGGGCGTGATATGGCCAGGGTCTGCGGCGGCTGCTGACGAGCGCCATCAGGTAGGCGGCTCGCTCACGATCTTGCCGTCGGTGGTCACATACGCCGGCTCGGTACGCAGGAGCTTGTCGTACTCCTCGACGGCAATCACCTCGACGCTGTGCTGGTTGCCGACACCGCCCTTGGGGTGGATGCCAACCACCAGGCGATCAGAGCGGCGGTACACGATCGGTCGTTGTGGCGGTCCTTCAGCCAAGGGTCCAGCGCTCCTCTCCATCCATGCGCGCCACGTTCAGGTGGACGTGCGCCTCGGGTACGGCATTGGTGCTGGCCGCGACGTTGCCGCACGCGCAGCCCTCGGCCTCGGTCTTGTTGACGAACATCTGCTGCACGTTAGGTGCGTCCGCGCCGCCGCCAACGGGGTGAGTGGACGAGCCGCCGCAGCCATCCGGGCAGTTGAGCACGATGAAGTTGTGGTTGTCGGAGCCATCCATGTTGGTTGTCCAGCGGATGTCGGCAGCCGAGATGGTGCCCGCGTGACCTGTCTCGTCAAAGACCACGTCCACGCTGCCGTCAGGGTTGAAGGTGACTGGCCTTACGCTCATGGATTTGCCTCAAACGCAAACCATCCGCCCACTGAGTTGGAAAATAGCCCGCTAATTTGCCCCGCAGCGAAACCGCTAGCTACCGTCGCATTCAAGAGGAAGTTGTTATGCATGAATCCCCCAATAGCCAGACCCGTGAGTTGCTGCGTTCCGGCGTAGCTGTTGTTTACTAATGACCAGTGAGTCGTCTGCGAGACTGTGAGCGTGGGCGTCACTGGCTTGGGTGCGGCTAATGTCCCTGAGCAAATCACCCCGGTACTGGCATACGCATGCCCCAACAGCGTGGCATAGGAAGCCTGAGTCCCTGTCCATCGCTCGTAGTACCGGAGACACCGCGCCAGGTCGTCGGCCGGGTGCAGCGGCGCGTAGTCGGCCGCTTGCGACCCAACCACCAGCATGGCGTTGTCGATGTAGGCCGTGCAGGAGGCGGCAAAAGAAACGGCTATCGATGTAGATGTTGCCCCACCTGCGGCAGTAAATGTGGTCGATAACGTCTGATACGTTCCATTGCCTGTATGAACTGGGCCAGCGGCATAATTCCACGCCGTACCGTCGTAGTACGCGAGACGGACAGCATTAGCAGTTGTGGTCCGAACGCGAATGGAAATGGAAACAGGGCCTGCTACACGCAAGGCATCGACGCCGCGCAGCGATTGGTAAAACACTGTTTGCCCGGCACCAGTACCTAGCACAAACGTGCATGCCGCGCATGCACCAGAGACGGTATCGACGTTGGTCGTATCGCGTGACACGTTCAGCGTGTCGGTTCCCACCCATGACGTTAGCCAGCGATCAGCCGTATAAATGTTCGCAGAGAATGGTCCATTACCCCGCTGCCAGATCTCGAAGCCGCCGTTGGTCAGCAGGTTGGCGCGTGCCGTATCGGCGTGCAGCATCGGGTTGGCGACGCGCTGCCGCACCATCAGGGATTAGCCTCCGCAGTAACAGCCTGTCCAACCCCGGAACTACCAAGGCTGACCTGACCCGCAGCAGTTGCGGTTGTGTACAGGCGAAATGTCGAACCACTACCAGCAACGACTACCGGCTGACTACAGTTCGCAACACCCCATGTGCCAATCTTGGTCAACGTCGGAACGACCGGCATAGGCGGTATCAGCGGATACCCCACGCCGCAAATATGAGCACCACTCGCAGACCAGTTCCACTCCGCCTTGTCGCATGCAATCTGGTAGTACCGCTGACACCGCGCCAGATCCTCGGCGGGATGCAAGGGGGCGTAGTCGGCGGGCACGCTCCCCACCACCAGCATAGCCATGCACGCACCCCACGATGATGTAGAGGCAGCGAACTCGATCTGTGCAATCACAGAGTTCGCGTCAGACGGAATGACGTTGCTCGTTACCGTCAGCGTTTGCCAGGTGCCATTGCCTGGATGAAATGCCGACGTTGCTGGCGTGATACCCGTCCCATCGCCTGAAATTCGGATACGCACTGCGTTTGCCGCATTCGCATAAACGCGCATCGAGAAGGCGACCTGAGTAAGGCGCAAATGCGCGCCGATATCACTGAACTTCAGCGTTTGAGCCAGATACGAGTTGCTGGAATGAACATACGAGCCGCTGATCCCGATGACAGATCCGCCCGACGGACTGGCACTGACGAGAGACGCAATAGCAACAGCGCTATATGTCGATCCTGATCCCATCGACATCAACCAGCGGTCGCAGATAAAGAGGCTATTGGTAGAAAACGGTCCGCTGCCACGCTGAGAAATAGCCAGACTACCGTTGGTCAGCAGGTTGCTGCGAGCCGTATCGCTGGCGAGCTTGACGTTGGTGACCGACCGATCCGCCAGCTTCGCCGTCGTGATCGTGCCGTCGCTGATCCCCGACCCGTTGATGGGCGGCACCGGCGTGTAGCTGGTGCTGGCGTAGTCCACCACCACTCGCTCGCTGCCCGAGAAGGCGTCGCTGAACGTGATCGTGCTACCGGCCAGCGTGTAGTGCCCATCGGCCAGCGACTGCACCACGCCACCCCTGCTGAGCACCAGGATCCACTGCGGCACCTGGCTGAGCGTGACCGTGGTCGCCGCAGCCGTGGGCATGAACTCCTCATGCACGCTCGAGCTCGGCCCGATGGCACCCTGCGCCCCGGCGGCACCGGGTGCCCCTGCTGCGCCAGGTGCTCCGGTGGCGCCGGTGTTGCCGGTTGGTCCCTGCGGCCCGACCGTTCCCTGGATGCCCTGCGGCCCAGGTGGTCCGACGACGCCCTGTGGCCCGGTTGGCCCGGTCGGCCCGGTCAGCCCGGTTGCTCCGGTCGGACCGGCTGGCCCTTGCGGACCCGGGACACCCTGGGCGCCCACCACGGCACCGTCGAAACGCCACGTCCAGGTGGGGCTGGTGTTATCGGTGAGCGTCCAGAACTGGCCGCTGACCGAGTCGTACCAGATGGTGCCCAGCGTGTCGCCCGTCACCTCGCCCGCGTTTGGTGGACGAGTCATCACCTTCCAGCCGGCACCGGTCTGGCCGTCGTCGCCCTGAATGCCCTCCTGCCCGTTTTCGCCAGGTGGCCCGATAGGCCCGGCTGGCCCAGGTGGTCCGGCTGGCCCCTGCGGTCCCTGGTTCCAATCGGGTGGCCCAGGGTTGGTGTCGATCTCGTTCCAGTTGACGACGTCGGGACGTGGCGGGGCTGTCATAGGGGTAACCGAACGACCTCGTTAAAGCCGACGCTGCGCGCGGGCTGAGGCCCGTGGATCAATGCCTGGCGCGTGAATTCCCTGGCTGCCATCTCCTGGGTTGCCTGCAGGTTGCCGGCCGCGGCCGCGAACATGCGATTCGGGTACAGGTGCCAGGCCTCGATGTGGGCGGCGGCGGCGGCGTAGTCAAGATCGACGGCCAGCTCGTCGTCGTCCGCCGCCGGACCAGTGGTGGAATCGGTCCCGTTGACCCATGACCAGTGTGGCCGCAGTGCCTGGAGATAGCTTCCCTCGGGCACGCTCGAACCGATCAGGATGACGTGGCCGGCTTGTGTGACGGCATCCACCGGGGACTCGGGTCCGCTGCCCTGCCAGCCCGAACGTGCGCCCAGTACCTGCGACGGCTCGACCAGCCATGGCAAGAGCGCGGTCAGGTCCATGCCCATCGTGGTGTTGGTGTAGACCGGGCCGCGGTCCTCGAAGAAACAGCGCCGCAAGCCCGCCAGGACGATGGCGCGCAGCTCCTGGCTGGGGTGCAGATGGTGGAATTCGGCGAGCTCGCTGGGCGCCATCGGGTACGCCCAGTTGCGATCCACGATCACGCGCCCAGCTGCCGAATCGAACGCCTGCACCAGCCGCTCGCGGTCGGTGGTGTCGGTGGCGCTACGGCGCAGCAACCACAGGTTCTCGGGCCCGCCCAGGAGCGAATTGCTCTTGAGCGTGGGCATGATGGCACTGGTCGTGGTCGATGACGTCGGCACGCCCGAATCCTGGGCAGCCTGGAAGAACGGCCCGACCCTGCGGGCTACTTCCTGCTCGAGCTGTGCCAGGGTAATCACGCCGGCGGCGCACCGAACAGCTCGGGTGGCGGCGGACCGTCGAGCAGCTCGGCCTTGCCGTCGAGCAGCAGCAGTTTGATGTAGTCGTAGTCGTCGGGGTCGTAGTCCGTCTCGTGCCCCGCGCCGTAGACCGTGCCCGCCTTCTCGGGCCGCGGATCGGCCGACGGCGCGATGAATCTCACCCTGGGCATCTACTTCTTCTCCTTGGGCTTTGGCGCCTCGGTCTTGGTGCTGGCCACGTCCTCGCGCCCGGTGCGCGCACCGTAACTGCCGCTTTCGGCAGCCTTGGCCGCATCCTGCTCAGCTGAGAGCAGCGACACCTTGCCGTCCGCGCGCCAGTCGGCGGCCGTGTCGCTATCGACGTCGACCTCGGTGCCAGCCGCGATCGCCTCGCCGCTCTTGGGGTGGGTGAGCGGCACCAGGGCTCGAACCTTGGGCATTACTTCTTCCTTTTCTTGGCGAAGTCCTCGAGCTGCTTCTTGGACATGCCGGTCTGGGTCTTCTTGCCCTCACGCGCACGCTGGAGCTCCGCGCCCATGAAGCGGCGCTGCTTTTCGGTCTTGCTGGGCATGCGTTACCCGGCGGGTGGTGCCGGAGCTGGGTCCGGCACCTCGGGCTGGTCGTCGTCGTCTGGCTCAGGCGGCGGCTCGGGTGGGTTGGGATCGGGCTGCTCGAACATCTAGCCCTCGCCTCCAGTGGTGGCCTTCTGCTGGATCGCGAAGAACGGATAACGCGACGCCTTGGTCGGCTGTTGACGGTTGACCGGGTTCGGGATTGCCCACGCAAACCTGGCCGTCACCCTGAGCGCGACCATGTCCTGCTGGAGCAGGTTGTACTGAATGACGGGCGGCGAGCCAGCATCCGTGATGACGCCGGTGTCGAACATCTCCATCGAGATGTCGTCGCGGATGGCGAGCATCGACTGGTCCCACTGCCCACCGATCATGCTGTAGCCGGTGGCGCCCGTGGCGAAGCTGGCGAGGCCGGCGTTGCTGAACACGATCGGCTCGCCAAACAGCATGCCCACGCGCGAGTCGGCAGTCGGTGGCGCGTCCGGGTAGTAGATGAATTCCTTGTCCGTGGTCCGCAGGCCGCGCAGCTTGGCGCGCACCTGTCGACGTGCCCAGAAGCCAGTTACGTCAAATCCGTCCGCCTCGACGGTGGCCATCGCGTTATTGACGTCGTCCAGAAAGTCGACGGTCGACGTGCCTGCGACGACGAGGTTGCCCGCGGCGTTGGCGCCCGAGACGATGCTGGGGGGGAAGGTGGTCGGCGCATTGGTGCCGAAGAAGACTGCGTCGTCGAGTGCGACGCCGAAGGCTTCGGTGATCTTGGGCTTGGTCTGCGACCAGAAGTCGTAGTCCATGTCGTCGAGCAAGTTTTTCGCGATGGGGACGATCACGGCCATCTCTTCGGCGTTGAGATAGACGTTGTCCCACATCAGGCTGGTCGTCTGCTTCATGCCGATGTCTCTGGCATCCAGAGACGCACCGGTGACCCAGTACGCCACCGGCAGCTGCGACATGACCGGGATGCGTTGCTGCGCCCGTTTCATCCGCACGTGCGGCATGAGCTGCATGGCCGCGCTTTTGACTTCGATCGACTGCACGATCTCGCGCTGGACCTCTTCGGGGATCAGCGGCCCCGAGCCCGGGACGGCGCGTGTGGCGATTGAGTTGTACGGCGTGGGAGTGGCCCTCCTGAGAACAGGGCCAGCTCCCGGAGAGGAACACTAGCCCGCGCTGTTGTGTCGTTGAATCGCGCCCCCGCCGATGCCGTAGTACTCGCGGAAGATGTTCGACATGGTCTTGTCGGCTTCCGAGCCCTGGGCAGCCGGCAGGAGCTCTGGTTCCGGGGCGTTGCCGCGGATCTCACTCAGGAGCTGCTTGCGGAACGCCGGGTTGCGGCGCAGCCTGGCTTCGGCTTCCTTCTCGCCCTCAGCCTTCCACTGCTTCTCGAGCGCTTTGAGCGCTGCGTCGACCACCAGCTTGCGTCCGTCCAGACCTCTGCCGGCGCCCTCCATCTGCATGATCCGCTGGCGCTCCTTTGTCGGCAGCGCTTCCATCAGCGGATCGATGGCGATGCGATCGTGCTGGGTGCCCACGTCCGCAAAGAACGACTGGATGCCCTGGCTCTGCTCGGCCTGTTGTTCGGCCTTGCGGTCCTCTTCGGCATACGCCCACGGATCCTGGTCGCGCAGTTTCTTGCGCTGCTCGGCCCGCTGTTCGGCGGCGCGTTTGGCTTCGCGGCGATCGACTTCGCTCTGAACCCGACGCTGTAACTCCTCCTGGGTTCGGGGCAGATCCGATGCGCTGCTTCCTGGCTGGTCCGACTCCTCGTGCTCTGGAGTGTCCTCCTGGGCTATTGGGCGGCGATTGAACAGTCGCTGCCACCAGCCTGGTGAAGAACCTTCCTTCGGCTCGTCTGAAGACGGCTCCGGTGCTGCTGCATCGGTTGGCTGCTCGTCCGCTGAAGGCGTATTTCCTTGTTCGTCGGCCATCATAGATCCCTCCTACCCGCCGGGCAAATAGTCAGGTGCGTTCTCCCACCCGCCGCGAATGCCCGCCATCATCTGCTGATACCAGTCGGGCATCGGCTGTCCGGCCGGTCCGCCCAGATAGTTCGGGTCGCCCGGATTGACCGTGCCCGTCAAGCCCGGCGCGGGTGCCAGCGCGTTGCCCAGCGGCGTGGCGCCCGAGAACTGGTCGGCACGCCCGGGCATCAGCGCCGCCATGCCACCGGCTCCGATCGGCGTCCCCATGCCGTTCACACCTCCACCAGGCATGGGCGGCGGAGGGGCAGGCGGGACGGGAGGTCCGGGTGGTGGCGGCGGAGCAGGCGCTCCTGGCGGCGCAGCCGGCGGAGCGGACATACCCTGCGGCGCGTAGTTCTTGGCGCCCAGCGCGGCCCCGATATCGATGCCCTGGAAGCTCGGTGCGGGCATGCCGCTGGCCGCGGCAGATGCCGGGTCGATGTACTTGAGCGCGTTCTGCACGCCCTGCTGGTACAGCTCGACCGGGTTCGGACCGGTCCACGCCAACGCGCTCGGGTCACTGGGGATCTTGCCCTTGGCGAGCTCGGCTGAAGCCGCGGCATAGCCCGGGTGGGTCGGCATCGGATGCGCTCCGGCCATGGCATTGAAGGCACTGGTCAGACCACTGCCATAGCCGGTCGCGGCTGTCTGCGCGCTGGTGCGCGTCTTGGCCAATTCCTGGCCGCGCAGGAACTGGACCTGCTCCTGGGCAGCCTGGAGCGCCGACTGCTGCGGCGTGACGTTGACGTCGTACCACGTGTTGAATTCCTTGAGCGCGTCTTCTGCCGTGTAGTTGTTCTTGCCCACCTTGGCCTGAACTTCGGCGGACTTGGCCTGCATCAGGGTCTGGATCTGACCCACGCGCGAGGCGATGTCGCCCGGCGTCTTGGGCTGGTAGTTGGGGTTGTCGCGGCGGGTGATGTTGCCCTGCGCGTCCATGAACTCCTGGTACGGCAGCTCGGCCGAGCCCTGAAGCTGGGTCGGCTTTTCAGGGACGGCCTTGCTGCCGATCCCGGTCGTGATCCACTCGCCGTTTCGGTACGTCTGGGTGGTGTTGTAGTTGTTCTGGATCAGGTCGCGGGTATCGCCTTCCCTGGCCGCGCCCGGCAGCAGCGACGGACCGACGCTGGTGGTGCCCCACTGGCCGTTCTGGAAGGTCCTGGTGATCTGGTTGCCCTTGCTGTCGACGTCCTGCATGGTGTCGCCGGGCCTGGGCTGGTACTGGCCGGCCTGGACGGTGACGAGGTTCGAGCCGTCCCATGTCTGGAGCAGCCCGCCGGCGCCCTGGATGATCTGCTTCTTCTCGGGGCTGGCCTGGATCAGCGTCTTGAGCGTGGTGCCGTCCCACGAGTACTTGGCGCCGCGCTCGCCGTCGACGACCGTGGGTCGCGACGCGGTCGACTCGGCTGGCACGGTGACCCGATTGCTCGAGTTGTTGGGATCCTGCAGCGCGATGACGCGGCTATTCGGATCGGACGGGTTGGCACGGATCGGCGTCCACTTGCTGGGGTCGGTAGGTGGGCGGCTACCCTGCGCGCCCGGCTTCGTCTCGGGCGGCATGCTGGTGTCGAGCTCGAACGCGCCGCTGGCTGCCGTTCCGCCGGGCGGAATGCCTTGCGGGTTCCACTTATAGGTATAGGTGATGGTCGAGCCGTCAGCCTGCGGCACGTCGAGCGTCTTGGTGGTGGGCGCCGACTGCGACCCCGCGGACGGCTTGAGGTACGGCAGCATCGCCCGCTCGTCAGCACTCAGCTTGTCGAGCGCTTGTCGAGCAACCTGGAGTGCGGCCGCATTGTTCTTGCCATCCGGATTCAGAACAGGATCGACGCCGCCCGCGTCGATGATGGCTTGCTGCCTGGCCTGTTCCGCCTTGAGCCGTCGCCACTGGTCGAGGACGAGCTGCTGGTAGCCGCCGCTGTCGGTTGGGAGCTGAAGCTGATCGGGATCCATCGGGTTACCTCCCCTGCGCCGTGGCGAGCTCTTCTTCGATCATGCGCCGGATCGCGGCGTTCTCCTGCTGGAAGATCTGTTCCTGCGCCCTGTAGATCGGACTCGCCAGCGTGCCGTACAGGTTGGCGAGCTGCATTTCCTCGTTGCTGGGCACCGGCGCGTTCCTGGGGTCGGACTTGTACGCGTTCCAGCGCGCCACCGCGCGATCGATGCGGCTCTCTTCGACGGCATCGGTCACGCCCGGGTACTTCTGCGGCAGCCCAGTGTCCTTGGTCGAGCTGGGGATGCCCACCTGTTCGCGCAGCGTGTCGCGCAGATGCAGCTGCGCGGAGCGCATCATGTTCAGCCGCCGGTCTTCGGTCGCGTCGGCATATTCGGGCATGGCACGGATCGACCTGGCCACGATGGGCTCTTGAAACTGGCCCATCAGCTGGTCGAGCTTCTCGTACTTGTCGGCTGCCATCTGCCCGCCGTAGTTGCGAACGACGCCAGACCCCAGACCGCCGATGATGGCTTTTGCCGTTGCGCCCAGGCGCTCCAGCGGCTCGGTGCCTTCCTTGCCCATGGCCGCGTCGCTGACGCCCAGCCCGTAGCGGCCCAGCGTGCCCAGGTTCTCGTTGATGATGAAGTCGAGCTGCATGGGTGAGATGCCCAGCTCCTCGCCGATCTTGCGCGCCAGCAGGCTGGTGCGGTCATTGGCCTGCGCCGACGGCGGCACGTCCTGGTACTCCTGCGGCACGATCGGCAACCCGGTATAGAAGCGCCGATTGGCCAGCAGCTCGACCGGCGTCTTCAGCGGAGCCGGAATCAAGGACGCAGCCGCCGAGCCAACATCACTGCCAGAAAGTGGCGATGCGGTGCTCAGCACGCCCATGCCCACGTCGCCGATCGAGCGCTTGTCACGTTTGGCGGGGTCCGGGTCGGCCTGCGACACCAGCCAGTTGAGGGGATCGGTAAACGCCGAGATCTCGCGTAGCGGGATCGAGACGCGATTGATCTTCTTGTAGCCGACCCCGTTGTCGTTCTTTTCCGACCCGGGCAGCATGATGATGCCGTTGTTCTTGCGTTCGTATTCGGGGATGTCCCAGTACTCGGGGAATTGCCGGTTGCGTTCGTTGTTCATGGCCACCGTGGCCGCGAGCCCACCCAGACGCAGCCTGGCGATTGGATCGTCGCGCAGGCTGCGGCCCAGGTTCAGCGTGCCCTGCGTCCTGGCGTTCAGGAACAGCGACATCATGTTGAGCTGCTGGAGCACGTCGCCGCTGCGGCCAAAGTCCACCGTCGCGCGGCGCCCAGCCATGGCTGCCTGGGCAGCCGACTCGCCCGCGGCCAGGTGGCGTTCGAATGCTGCCAGGTGCGGCCCCTGCTCGATCACCTCACCCGCACGGCGGATCCACTGCAGGGTGAGCGCGTCCTTGGCAAAGCGCGCCAGATCGCTTTTGTCGCGCATCACGATGCCGCCGGTATCGGCAATCAGCTTGTCGAGATCCTGCGACGAGCTCTGGTAGAGCGACTCCATGCCGCCGCCAGCCTTGATGTAGTCGTGCCACAGCTCGTCTTGCCTGGCTGCGGACAGGTAGCCCTTGGGAATCCTGGCAGCTGTCCCGGCTCCTTCACGAACAAACGTCGTAATGGCATCGGCGATCGCGTTGGTCACCAGGAAGGGTGGGCTCGCCGCGGTCGCGCCCCAGCGCAGCGGCGCATTGAGCGAGTTGAGCACCTTGCCGAGCACGCCAGGATCGACGCCGTCGAGGTTCTTCATCAGCCGCTCGAGCTCTTTCGGCGCCTCGTAGTAGACGCGCTCGCCGTCTTCGAACACGCTGACCTTGCCTTTGACATCGCCCGACTTGCGGCTGAGCACGGTGGCGATGTCGCCTGGGCTCCCTCGAGCAGGTCCGCCCGGGCCAGCCACTTCGGGACCAGTGATCAGCTCCATCGGGTTGATGCGACGCACCAGCTTCTTGCCCTGGGCATCGACCATCTTGGGGTCGTTCATGGCCGCGTTGATGATCGCGGTGGCGACCTCGTTCTGGTTGTTGCGAACGTCGCTGGTCACGAAGTGGCGGATCAGCGATCGCAGCGGCTGCTCGGTGTCATCGGTCCCGCCTTCCTTGGCCAGGCGCCGCAGCAAGTTGTCGGTAGTGACCATGCGGTTTCCACCGGACTGTGCCCCTCCAGCCCCCTCATCCAGGTACTTCAGGAACACGGTGGGGTTGAAGTGCGGCTGCTCGTCCATCAGCCGCTGGGCCAGGTCGGGCTTGACCATGCCCACCCGCACGCGCTCCTGCAGCAAGCGGTTGGTGGCGTCGATCAGCATCTGGTCGGCCTGCTGGAGCACCTGCCAGCCGGCAGCACCCACCTCCTGCTCGAGCCCGTCGAGCGCTGCCTGGGCGTCAGCCGCGGACTTGATCCCAGCTGAAGCTTCGCGCGTGCCGCCGAACAGGTTGGCAACCTCGAGATCGCGCTGGTACTTGCGGTACTCGTTCAGATATTCGTCGGCCTTGCGCTGTCCGAAGTGGTCGCGCGCCACCTTGAGCGCGGGCACGATCTCGTCGTCGACCAGCAGCTTGGCGCGTGCGCCACGACCGGGCAGCGTCGCGACCGCGGCTTCAGCGTCCATCTCCGGCGTCCACATCGAGCCCAGCGCACGCTTGGCGCGCGCGTTCATCTGGTTGATGTACGCGTTCTTGTCAGCCATTGCCCGATCGAGCGTGCCCGTGCGCTCTCCCGTCCCCAGCGTCTCGGCAAGCCAGTCGGCAGCCTGCGACCACTTGGGCGGCTCGGTGTCCTGGGCGCGGAGCATCCTCAGCGTTTCGTCACGGATCGTGTTCCCGGTGTTTGGCACTTGCGCGACGCGGCCCGAGAGCCAGCCCGGCGCACGCAGTGCAGCTTCAGACCCGGCCAGCCCGGCCGCGCCGCCCACGCCCGCGCGCAGCAGCCGCTCCTGAATGGATGCATCTTCGGGCGCGGTCTGCCACCCCGCAGCGGCACCTCCGACACCACCAGCCGCACGCGCCGCGAGCCCAGCACTCGCTCGGGCAGGCTCACCTTCACCCAGGAGCCGCGAGTACGCGAACTTCGCTCCTTCTTCCGTGTAGCCACCCGCGCCGCTCGCAGCTTCGACGTTGAAGCCTGCCTCCTCTGCGGCCCTGTACAGGCTGGTGGCGATGCCCTGCCGCTGGTACTCAGGATCGACGGCGACCTGCAGCAGGTCGGGCTGCCCGGTGGCGCGGTCGATGAACATCTCGAGCACGCCCACGGGTTGGCCCTGCTCGTTGCGGTACACCGCGTAGCGCGTCCCGGTATCGCTGACTTCGGATCCACCAGGCAGACCGAAATAGCCCGGCTCGATAGAGATGCCTGGCTGTCCCTGCGGCGTGCGGAGATTCGAGGCGAGCTCCTGGACCGTCTTGGTTTCCACCACATCATCCGCTCGCGGTGCAGCCTGCAAGAACTCCTCGAGCGATTGTCCCGCGCGCGCGGCCCGAGCTGGCTCGGCAGCCGCTTCGATCGCCTGCCCAACCTCGCCCGCGGCGGCGCGTACACCGCGCGCGCCCAGACCGAGCAGCTCGCCCGCGTTGCTGCCTGGCTGCAGCACTTCAGCTGCAACGCGAGCAGCAACTGGTGCTTCAGCCAGCGTGAGCGGCGTGGCAGCGACGCCGGCACCCAGGCCGCTCATGAGCGATAGCGCAGTCACTGCGCCGGGGTTTTCTTCCGACAGCCGCTGATTGACGTCCTCGAACCCGCCCGGTCCCTTGATGCCCTCGTTGATGGCGTTCAGCTGGTTGCTGATGTCTGCCATGCGCGGCACGACCGACTCGTCGCCGGCCAGTTTCTGATCCAGCAGACCCTTGAGCTCCTGCTCGAGCGCGAGTCCACCGGCTTCGCGGTACTTCTGGCTGTAGACATCCTGACCGACGATCTCGCGCGAGGCGATGCTGGTGGGTGTGATCTGATCGAGCACGTCGGTCGCAGCCGTCACGCCAGTCCCCAGCGCAGACATCGCCGTGCCCACCGGGTTGATGACCGCACCGCCCAGCACCGGCACCTCGCTTTCGGGCGACTGAATACCAGACACACGTTCCTGGGCGCTGCTGCCGAAGGAGTCGAGAAAGTCGCCGAACGCGCTCTTGAGCCGATCGACAGGACTCTGTTCTTCCCTGGGCAGCGCGAGCTCGCTGGCTGCCATGACCCGCTCTTGCGGCTCCTCGACGACGGCGGGCTCGAACTGGCCCAACACCGACTTCTTGACGTGGGTGACGTAGCGCTCGGGGTCAACCCCGGGTGGGGGCAGCGTGCTGGGGTCCAGGTGGTCGCTGACGACGTAGGACGCCCTGGCGTTGCCGAGTGCCGTCTCTGCGCCGTCGGCGCGGCGGAACTGGTAGCTGCCCGGCCCACCCAGGTCGCCGATATTGACGTTCTTGGCCACGCCACCGGACTGGATGATCTTGCCGTCGCCCAGGTAGATGGCGATGTGCTGGACGCGTGGGCTGGGGTCATCCATGTTGTAGAGCACGATGTCGCCGGGCCGCGCCTGGGCCATCGTGATCGGCTTGGTGGCGTCGTAGGCCGCGGCGGTCTGGGCTGGCAGCTTGATGCCCAGCGCGTTCTCGTACACGTAGGACACGAAGCCCGAGCAGTCGAAGCCCTTCGGGATGCCGGTCTCGGGATCGATGTCGCCGCGGCCGCGGCCACCTGCACCCGACCCGGAGCCCCAGATGTAGGGCTTGCCCAGTTGCCCCTCGGCGAGCCGCAGCCAGTCGGGCTTGGCGGCTTCGGACCCGGACGCGGCCTGCTCGGCCCACCCGCCGGTGCGCGCCAGCAGATCGGTCGGGGTCTGGCCCGGCCCGGCGCTGATGTCGTTGAAGGCTGACGCGTAGTTGCGGCGCGCGGCCGAGTTGGGGTTCTGGTAGTCGAACGGTCGCTCGGCCTGAGCGGCGACCCAGGATGCCTTCTCTGCACTCGAAAGCCCCTGGGGCGCCGACTGGTACGCCTTGGCGTACAGCGGCACGATACGCGACGCCTGCAATTCGGCACCGCTCTGGCCCAGCAGCGCCTCTTCGGGGATGCCCGCGCCCATGCCGGCCATGTCGAACTGGAACAGCCCGCGCGCACCGGCACCGGACCCCATGCGGTAGCCGTTCTGGACGCGGTTCACGTCCCAGCCCGACTCTGCCTTGGCGCCCGCGGCGACGGTCCTGATGAACTCGGGGTCGTTGGCCAGCTCGGGCGCGTTCCTGGCGATCAGGGAAGACAGCCAGTCGGGGACGCCGGAGACGCCCGACACCGGTGTCCCCGCTGGCTCGATTCCGCTGCTGGGAAGGGGGGCAGCGGCTTGTTGTGGGATCTGGAACGCGCCCATGAACCGTTCGATGTCCGCGCCCGCGCTCGAGGCGGCATTCAGCGCGCCGCCGATGGCGCTTGACGCGTCGCTGCCTGCCTGGCCCAGGTGCGAGCCAAAGCTCTGGGCGAACGCGTCGACGTCGCCGCCCGCCTGGTAGACCGCGTTCAGCCCGGAGCCGAACAGGTCGCCCAGCCAGTTGCCGCTGCCCGACGGCGGGGATGGCGTGGCTGGTGCTGCTGGTTCTGGCGGCGGCGGGGGCGGCACTGGTTCTGGGGCGGGGGTAGGCTGCGGCTGGTCGAACGCCTCAGCTGAGAGCGTTTGCGGCGGACCGCTGGTTGCCCAGCTGCCGACATTGGCAAGCCCCTGCTCGGGTGTTGGCTGTGGTGCAGGTTCGGGCTCGGGTGGCAGAACGGCTGGCGGCTGCGGCTCGACGGTGTTGCCGCCCAGCAGCGACTGGACGCCGGCCATCTTGTCGTTGATCGCCTGCTGCAGCCCGAAGCCGTCGAACTTGCGTTTGAGCTCGTCGGCCAGGTTCTGCTGCTCGTAGCTGTCCCACGCCTGCTGGTCGATGTCCGGCAGCGGCATCGTCATTGCCAGCGTCTCCACGGGAAGTGCGTCCAGCCCCAGCAGCCGCGCCAGCCCATGCCGCGATACAGCAGCATCCGGGCGAGCGTGAACCTATGGCTTCGTCTCACCGGCCCCACGAGCCCGTGCTGGCGGTGTTCTGGGCGTACTTGGGCAGGCTCTGGTTGTAGAGCGCCTGGACGTCGTTCTTGTCCCAGCCCCGCGACTCGTACTCGCCCAGCATCATCTGCTGCTGGCTGGGCGTGAACGCGTTCCACGCCTGGCTCGAGATCTGGTTGGGGGCGGGCAGGTTGTACTGCTGCTGCTGGCCACCGTACATGTTGGTGCCGCCGCCCTGGGCCTGCTGCTGCTGGGCGGGTGTGGGCTGCTGGGCGCCGACGCCGATGCCCGAGCCCCACACCTGGGTGCCGCCCTGCTGCGCCTGCTGCGCGCGTGCGGCCTGAGCCTGCTCCATGTTGGCGTACTGCGGGCCGCCCACCTGCTGGTAGGTCTGCGCCGGACCTGCCGCGTTGTAATACTGGTAGCCGCCCTGCTGCTGCGGCGTGACGTACCCCTCGTACTGGCCGGGCGTGCCCTGGACCTGCTGCATCATGGTTTGCAGGCTGGCTGCCTGCGGCTGCACGCCGGTGGTGGCGCCGCCGCCGGGCACGTACTGGCCCATGGCCGCGGCGTACAGGTCGCGCATGCCACCGGGTGTGGTGCCGAGCACCTGCTGGTACTTGGCCCAATCGGCGGGTCCGCGCAGGCTCGCCAGTAGCTGGAGGTAGTTCTGGGCGTTCTGCTGCTGGAGTTGCCGCTGCTGCGCCTCGAAGCCCTGTTGGGCAAAGCCTTGCTGCCACTGCTGCTGCTGGCCGGCGAGCGTCTGCTCGCGGCTGCCTGCGGGATTGGTGTACCAGCCCGTCAGGCCGCCCTGGGCGAGGCCGAGCTGGTTGGCCTGGTTCTGGGCGGCGAGCGTGGCCGCGCCCTGGGTGGGCGCGGTGCCGGGCGCGTAGTACTGGCCGAACATCTGCGACCAGTTCTGGGCAATGTCGGCGGCGGTCTGCTGTCCCTGGAGCGTCTGCTGGCCGGACTGCGGCCCGTTCGGCATCCACTGCCCGAAGGTGTTGGCGAAGAACTGGTTGGAGGGCATCGACCACTGGCCGTTCCACATGCCAGTCATCGACGCCTCGTCCATGGTCTTCTTCCAGGCGAGCTGCGCCGCGGCATTGGCAGCGCTCGCGTCCAATCCCCTGGACTGGGCGTCGTAGTACGCGTTCTTGGCGGCGCTGTCGGCGAGCGAGGTGTCGGTGTACTGCATGCTCATGCGGCTGCCCCTCCAGGTGGCATGGGTGGCGGCGGCGCACCGCTCGGCCACTCGTCAGGCACTTCGATCGGCGGCGGGGTGGGGATCTTCAGCTCCGGCCAGCGTCGAATGATGGACTTGTAGACCAGCCCGAAGCCCTCCACGCCCAGCCGCCGCAGCTCTTCGCTGCGCCCCTGCTCGTTGGGCGAGCCGTCGGGGTTGAACAGCCTGGACCTGTAGTACTCGAGCTTCTGCTGCTCGGTGGTCTTGGCCGCGAACGGCGCCCTGGTGGGTGCGAACGCCAGCGCGATGTTGGTCGCCGTCTCATCGATCCATAACGCGAGGTCGTTGGCGACCTCGTCCATCATCGTCTGCTGCGGACTCATGGCATCGGCCCCCGCGGCATCGGCACCGCGGGCGTGCCGGGGATGCCGCCGGGCGGCAACCCTGGTCCGCCGCCGCCACCCGGGGGAGGTGGGGCGACGGGCAGGCCCTGACCGGGGGATGGCACCGGATTGGGCGGCATGCCGCCCGGGCCTGGCATGGGTGGTGCGCCAGGGGTTCCGCCCGGCACGCCCGTTGCACCGGCTGGAGGCATGCCAGATGGCGGGGCGCCGGGTGGTCCTTGTGGGATGCCTGCTGCTTCCATACGCGCCGACCGAATCGTCGCGATCTTCTGGAAGATGGCGTTCTTCAATTCCTGCTGGATTTCCTGACTACCCTTGAGATCGTGCAGCAGCCAGGACTTCTCTACCTCGTCGGGATTCGATCCCGCGCGCTCGACGGCATCTTCATACGTGATGAGCTTGAGTTGCATCTTCTCACCGATAGCCCGCGTCTCGATGATTTCGTTCGAGGGTGTGGAGGGTGCGAGCTTCACTTCGTACCGGTGTACGCCCTTGAGATCGTCGGGACCGATGCCCAGCCAGGTAGCCTTTGACTGGCCGCCGATGGTCTTCTTGCCTTTCTTGGCCTCGATCTCGCCCCAGGCATAGACCTTCTCGCTGATGCGGTTCTCGATCAGCCACGACTCGAAGCCGATGCGCTCGCCGAGCGCGACCTGGGCGTTGCTGACGATCGGATCCCACCCCAGGCGAGCGAGGTACGCCGCCTGGTTCAGGGCGTACCCGCTCTGATCGCTGGCCACCATGCCCTGCACGACGGATGGCAGCGCCCACTCCATCATGTCCTTGATGTTGGCGATCAGCTTGTCGGCGTCGACACCCGACTTGGGCTGGTCGATGGGGCTGACGTCAAACGGGAACAGCTTGCCTGGCTCGATGGTCTGGGCGCGCTCGCGTCCGTCGGTGCCGTAGGGCATCGTCGGCAGTCCGGGGATGACGCCCGGCGGGGTGGTCTTCTTGAACGCCGGGTAGGCGGTCATGTACGCCGCCTGGCCCTGCATCGTCAGCAGGCTGTCCATGAGCGGGAACAGCCGCAGAAAGCCGAACAGGATGCTGAGCCCGGCACGTTCGGGAAGACGACTGGACGTAGTGATGCCCAGCGCGTGGAAGTACGGGCCTCGCAACGTTTTCAGGACCGGGTCGCCGTAGGGGTGCTTGAGGACGCGGCACAGCGTGGCTTCGCCCAGCGAGCCGTTGCCCTTGTGGCGCTGGCCCGGCCCAGAGAGCAGGATCACCTGCCGCTGCCAGTCCCAGGCTTCGATGCAGCGCACGGTCTGGTCGCCGCGACTGGTGCCGCGCACTGACTGCGTCCACTCGGCTCTGGCAAGCTCGGCGGCTCGAGGGTCCATGCCCGACCACGTTTTCGGGCTGACGACCTCGCCGTTGCTGTTCAGGCCGGTGCCGAAGCGCTCGAGGGCTTCCTGGTACGGCAGCTCCTTGATCTCGACGACGGACGTGAACCCGTTCTCGTTTTTGGTGTAGTAGAAGGTTTCGGGCGGCACGTCGCTTGAGGCGATCGGATACGGCAGGCCGAGCTTGTAGCCCTCGGTTTCGTGGTCGTACATGCGGTCGCGGGCGTCCTGGTCCAGGTCCTCGTCGGCCTCGAGCGTCTTCTTGAGCGCGTCCTGCTTGCTGTCGTAGGTGCCCCACGCGGCCCGCGTACGTTCGACGGTCTTGAGCACGCCCTCGCCCTTGACGGCCATGCTCCACATGAACAGCCGCAGCAGCTGCCGACGTGCTTCCTGCTCCTGGCGCGTCCAGCTTGCCTCGAAGAAATGTTCACGCAACGTCGAGTTGGACTGGTAGATGTCGCCGAAGCCGATCGGCTTGAAGACGATGGACATCGGGTTCACGGACAGCGCTGCTGTGACAGTCGTGGCGATGTGCATGGCCAGCGGCGAGCGGACCTCGATGGCGGTCTTCCTGTACGCCTCCGGGATCTCGACCGGCAATTCCCCGAACAGCACCGCGTCGATGTCCCGATACAGCTGGTCGCGGTCCGCGAACTGGTGCTGCAGGTCGGTGGCCAGCTCGAGCGTGGCGCGCTCCATGGCGTCCTCGTCCGAGCTCTTGGAATCCTTGAACCAGCCCGCTGGCGGCACCGACGACATGCTCATCTACCACATCCCCGTCAGGCGTTCGATGAACGTCATGTCCACGTCATCCAGCGTCTGGTCGAGTTGCAGGATGGCGCTCTTGATGAGCGTCTCGTCGTCGGCACTCAGCAGGTACGGCTCGGCCTTGAGGTCGATGGCTTCGAGCCACTCCTTGTCGTGGTTGATGGTTTCCTTGATGTCGGTGAACGAGCGGAGGTGCGTGCCCACGAGGTTGTTGACCTCTTGGCCGTTCAGTGGCGCAAGTCCAACCATCTCCACCTACCTCCGTTGCTCATACACGAACATGCTTGAAGTGTTCCCACTGAAGAAGGTCGTGACACCGGCAGTGAGATGCACAAACATCGAGAACTTCATGCTGCCGCCAGTTCCCGAGAAGTAGTAGACAATAGAAAGCGGCACGACATAGTTGACGGCTACCGTGTGAAACCCGGTGTTCCATATCTGCACCGCGCCATTGGTGCCGATGCCAACATACGTGAAGCCACCAACGGTGTTATTGGCAATTGCAGTGGTGAGTTCGACCCGTATCGTGGCACCGCTGGTCGTTGCCCCTGTGGTCACCTGAATCGGCGTCTCGCAATTGATACCGACGCCCGGCGTTGACCATGACGGAGTACCGATCCAACTCCCCAGGCTTGCCTGCGCCGCACCAGGGGCCAGGTCGGCCGTCTGCACCGACCCGTCCGGCAGATTCAGCGTGCCGCCAAACGTGTTGAGGTAGAGGTTCTTGGCGCTGATGTTTAGATCGGTGTACTGCGCCGTGTCGCGGTTGTAGGCCAGGAAGTGACCAGCGTGCGAAAGCTGGTCATACTGCGTTTCGACACCTTCACCGCTGCGCGGGGCAATCAGATTCCTTGCCCGCAACGTCCCCGCATTCAGAACCCCCCGATGCACCCACAGCCCGTCGGTCTGCTGCTCGTACCCGTTCGTCACTTCTTTGAAGTGCGCCGCCGAGACGACCACGCTTAGCCGTACCTCAGGTTCACCGTTTCGGCCGGCTGCGGCGGCTGCGCCTCGGCCGCCAGCGCGTAGCGCAGCGCATCCACCGCGTGGTCCTCGGTCTTCTGTGACCCCACCTTGTCGGCCACGTCCTCGGGGTCCAGCGGGTCGACGACCATGGTGGGCAACGTCCTGATCAGGTTCGGACAGCGGTCTTTGAAGATCCGCAGCCTTGGGCCTTCCAAAGCCTCCTCGAGCTTTGGTGCATCCTTGGCAAGCGCTCGTCTGACGATCGCCCAGCCCTGCTTGCGGCTATTCATCCCCGGCACCACCGGCCACAGCCCGTTCGACGCGTACACCGCGGCGATGCTGGGCCGCTGCTGCTCGGTCCGCAAATTGAACATGCTGGGGTCCAGCACCCGCAGCAGCAGCTGCTCGCCACCGGTGGCGTCGAGGATCTTCTCGACCTGCTGCTCGTCCCGCAACCCCGCCCCGTACAGCTCCCGATACACGTAGATGCGTCTCGTCTCGGGCTCTCTGGCCAGCCACAGGCAGCAGAACGGAGCCGCGAAGCCGTAGTCGACGGCGATCCAGCGCGGCCACTCCTCGGGTATCGGAAACGGCTCCGTGACGTGGACTGCCGGATCGAACTCGGTGAAGTACATCCCTTCGGCCGCCACCCACAGCCCCAGCCTCAAGCGCTGGTACAGATACCCACGCAGCGAATCCAGCCCCTTGAGATAGTCCTCGGCGATCTGATTCGCGTACTGCCCTGTGGTGGGATCGATCAGGCTGGGGTTATCTTCGTGCTTGCTCTCGAGCAGCAGCGTCTCGCCCCGATTGCAGCGCTGCTTGAGCCAGTGCGTCGGAGCACTCGGGTTGCAGTCGGCCACGATCTGCTGGTACGAGAGCACCCCGTTCCGCAGCCCACGCAGCAGCATGCCCCAGTCGTCTTCCTCGAGCTCGGTCGCTTCCTGCACGTACACCAGGTCGAACTCGGTCGAGCCGATCTTCTCCGGGTCATCCAGCCCGGCCACCATCACCCGTGCCCCTGACGGATACCGGTACTCCTGGTCGCCCTCGTGGAAGCGCACCTGGTTCGGCACCGGCAGCACCTTCGTCTCCAGTGTCGTCATGGCACTCTGGGTCAGGCTCTTCCGCGTCTTGCGCACGATCGCCGCCCGGATCGGCTTCTGCATGCAGATCAGGTTCAGCTTCTCCAGACACGCCCGACTCTTGCCCGTCCCCGCCGGCCCACTCAGCAGCACTTCCCGACTTCGATTCCGAAACAACTCGAGCGCTGCTCCAAACGGCTGGTACGGCCGCTCTTCTGCTGTTGCACTCGACCCTGTTTGCACACTGGCCGGCCTGAGCAGCGCCTCTTGCCGTTTCGTCACCTGGGTCCGTCCCTCACCTGCGGCAGCGGCTCGCAGCGATCGCACAGCGCCTGCCCGTACGCAATACGAATGCGGTGCCCAACCAGCGGCCACGTCCAGCGCTCCATCAACGGATGACAACGCCAGTACGTGAAACCACTCCGTTTCACAAGTGCCGGCATGGGTACGTGAAACTGCATGGTTTCACGCCGCAGCATACTTGACTTTCTGCTACCCTGGACATACTCGCGCACCGTGTCGGAACCGAAGTCGCCACCCCGCTTCTGCCGGCAATGCCAGACCTGGTACTTCGGCGGCTGCCAGCGCTGCATCACTCGAGCTCAGCAACGCCTCAACGCCCACCGACAGTTCGTCTCTCCGCGCTCAACTCCCGTCTACTACTCCGCGAAGGACGCCCCGCCCCCTGACCCACGCACTGCGTAGTGCGTCCTGCGGAGCTCGTGCTACGGTTTCCCGTAGCCCGGTTTTCGTTTCGCTCAATCGTAGATTTCTGGATTTGGGGCTAGAGCATATGGGGGACGGAAGCGCCGCGGGGCATGGTGGCACCCGTACCCGCGCGTTGTGAGATCAAGGTCCAGGTGCGCGCGCACGATCCTTCTCTCGAGCCTGGCGCTCCGCTACGGCTTCAGGTTCGCCTTACCGTGTTCGTGGTGAGAGAGACATTCCGTAGTGACGGGGTGACTACAGAACAGATGCGGGCTCGATACCGGCGATCGCTTTCACGACCTGACTCACGGTCACGTCAACCTTCTCGCGATAGGTATCCGGCTTCCGAGCGCGGAGTAGCAGCATCATCAGTTGATCGGAGTACTCAATCTTCTCATCAGTGCCCACCGGCTCACCGTGCCAGTAGCTAGTCCGTTTGTAGGGAGTGCCCTCCGTAGCTCGGCGCCACGCTTCCTTCTCGAGTCGTTCTGTCGCAGCCTCGCCGGCGAGATTGAATGCTGCTGAGAAGGCCGGATCGTGCTCGAGCCAGTAGTAGACAGCCGACCGGTCGCAACCCGCTGCAGCCGCGGCACACGAGATATTTGCCCATTCGCGATAGCTTTCAAGGAACGCGTGCTTGGCTCGTGCAGACTGTTTGAGTGTTTTCCGTGGACGTCCTGAAGCTGGCATGCCAGCCTAGGCTACAGCGCGCGGTCAACGTCCGACGACAGCTGTCCTAGGGAATTCCTACAGCCGTGTGGGAGCTCTCCCCACGGAGTCGATCCTGGTTTTTCCCCACGTGGGGAGGAATTCTCCCCCTTTGTGGGCGCTTCCCCTTGTCGCCTACATATCAATCCGATATAAACACGGTATGGCACCCAACACTTTCTGGCATCGGTCACCCGACGGGCTCGTGCATTTCACGAGTCCGCGCCAGTATTCGATCGAACGATTACCGAACGGCTTCTTTCTGCTGCGCCGCTACGCAAGCGGGCTCGAGTCGCTACACGACTCACTCGTTGCGGCATACCGCTCAATTGGCACATCAATCTGCGAAAGCATTGCGACAAGCGGCAACGACTGCGATCAACCGGCCACGGTCGTAATTACGGCTGATGGCTCGACGACGTATGTCTGCGAGTATCACCGCGAGGGCATGCTCTCTGAACTGTGGGCATACGAGCCGGTAGCGGTATCGAAAGAGAGCAACTGATGGCACCCACGCTCACAGCGGCCGATCTTCGGATCGTGCATGCGACGGAAATTCGCACAACGACGTTGAAGGCCGAGTTTGGCTTCACGTCCCTGCTCACCCCTGAGGGGTACGCGCCGAAGACAGACAAAGGTCGCGCGCGAGGCTACTCGACGGCGATCATGTACTTTGCGCCGGCCGATCTTTCGGGGTATGACGTCTGCCAGTACCGCTCCGCCGGCTGCACGGCCTCGTGCCTGAACACGGCCGGGCACGGCGGCATCGCCAAGAAGCTTGACGTTTCAGGACTCAACGACGTGCAGCGCGCTCGAGTCGCTCGCACCCGACTCTTCTTTCTGAATCGCTTTCTGTTCAACGTTCGGCTGTGCCACGAAATTCGGCTGCACGTTGAGAAGGCTCGTTTGGCCGGCATGATTCCGTGCGTTCGCCTGAACGGAACATCCGACCTGCCATGGGAGCGGCTGCTGATGAATGACGGCCGGACCATTCTCGAATGGTTTCCTGATGTGCAGTTCTACGACTACACCAAGCACATCGACCGTGCCCTGCGCTTTGCCCACGGCAAGATGCCGGCCAACTATCACTTGACGTTTTCGCGTTCGGAAGTGAACGCGAACGACTGTGAACGCGTACTGGCCGCCGGCGGCAACGTCGCAGCCGTGTTCAAAATCTGCGGCTGCAGCCCAAAGGGACAGTGCCGCCACGAAATTTCGGACGGCTTCACGTTCGAAGGCGCAAGCGTCGTCTCCGGCGACCACGACGACCTACGTTTTCTGGATACGCCCGGCGTCTACGTTGGGCTCAAAGCTAAGGGTTTGGCTCGAATCGATACCTCGGGCTTCGTTACTGATATTCGCACTGCCCGGGCCGCGTAGGCCCGGAGCGTTCACTCTTCGGAAGGTTGGCACCCAAATGGCAATTCCTGACAGCAGTCGAGACGCGGTCCTGACTGCGCTCGCAACCTACGATCACGCCGGCGTTGAGTACGCCTGGCCGTCCAACAAATTCGCGCTCGTCTTCAACGGGCGCCCGTATCCACCCAAAGTCATCGTGTCGATGGCCACCGGGCTGCCGGTGTCGGCGTTCAGCGGTGGCGAAGGTGGCGGCGCCGCTAACCCCTGGCTACGGAAGCGAGGGTTCACGGTCGAGCGTATGCCCGATGCGCCACTCGGCAACACGAAGCGTGTAGTTCAGACAACGGAGGAGAGCGTCTCGTGAATCGTGCGCTCGCTATCGTGCTCCTCGTCGTCGGGCTCGCCTTCCTCGGGCAGCCCACGCTGTACGAGGATGGCAGCCTCAGCATCGCCGGCGCCTCCGTCTGCCTGCCTACCGGTGTGTGTACGGAGGAGAGCGCGTGACAACGCCAGCCTTCGATCAGCACCTGGTCGACTACACGGTACGGAACATCAGCACCGGTGACGGCGAGGAGGTGCGCCTGCTCGAGCTAACCGACGACGAAGCAGCCGGCTTGCCAGCCGATGTGCGCGCCATCCTTGACCCGCTGCGGCACCAGTTTCAAGCCGATACCGTCATCCCCCACCCGGTCTGGGATACCGCTCAGGACAGCATCCTCGCACTCTTGCGCCCGTATATCAGCCGCCCAGCATTGTTCGATAACGACTACACCACGTGGGAGCAGGTCGTGCTCGAGAACGATCAGCCATTACTCGAGGATTACCCACCCGAGCACATCAAAGATGCAGTCCATAACCTGCTGCTCGAAGCCGTCGACGGCGCACTCGAGAATTGGAATGAAGGCTTCTGGGCAGAATTCGACGTCCGCATGACCGCCGCCGATACGCTGCGCTACTTCACCGGCTACATCGAGGCATTGCTCGACGGTAACGACGAGTACGAACGTGGGCTCATGCACGAGTCCGATACCACCAACTAAGGAGAGCATCCAATGGCACCCACAGCAGCTGCCGACTGGCGCAGCCGAACCTGCGCCGAGTGTGGCCACAAACACGTCGTCGCTAGCGGCGAATGCAACCCCGACCCAGCCGTGTGTACGTGCGAATGGTTCGTGGACGGGGATGGCACCCAACCCCTGAGAAGGCTCGAGATCCCGGCCTACGTCGACCCCGCCGTGCTCGAGCCCGGCGCCCAGGTCGAATGCGTGCTCGACGGCACCCGTACCCCGCTGACCGTGCTCAGAGTCGAGCCGGCCCTCATCTGCGCTGCACCCGACGGAACAGAGTTCGTCGTGCTCGCACATACCGCGGTCACGCGGCTGGATCCTGAGCCATGAGCCGCAAGCGCAATGATGACTTCAACGCGGCAGCCGTCGCCATCCTGCTCGTCATCGCCGCCTCCGTCGTGTTCGTCATCGCCGGCGTGCCAGCCTGGGCCATGCTGCTCATCGGCGGCTTCCTGGTCATCGGCACCATTCTCGGACTCATCGCACGATGACCGCCCGCTATATTGCCGAACGCGTCGACGGCGTCTGGCGCGTGCGCGATACGGTCTGCACCCACAGCGACGGTAGCCCGTGCGTCGTGGTCTACGGACCTGGCTCGAGCGGTGCCGCGGCAGCTCGAGCAGGAGCCGAACGCCTCAACAAGACCAGGCCGGATAACGAAGTCCGCGCATGGAGAACGGCGCACGGACTCAGCCAGGCCAAGCTCGCCAAACTGCTGGGTGTGCAGTGGCTCACCGTCCAGCGCTGGGAAGCCGGCACCTATGGTGTGCCGCCGTACCTGAACCTGGCCCTCAAACAACTTGACCAGGAGCTCGTCTAACCCCACTGTTCTGCCATCGCGCTGGCTATGCCATCGAGCGTGCGGCTGCGTTCTTTCCAGCGCTCGGGGCCGGGCGCCGCAAAGTGCACGCGCGCCACGCGCTCGATCCTGACGGCAGTCGCCAGCAGCGGCGGCAGATTCTTGAGCCACAGCAGCGTCGCCTTCGTCTCGCCATGGCCAAACATCCACGGCTGGATCACCTGGTCGGCCTGTCGCCAGTGGCGATTCAACCCGCGTGGATTTTCGATCGCGATACTCGGAATTGGCGCGGCATACAGTTGCTGCACAAACTCGAGCGCAGCCTGCCGTTCAGGCGAATGGTTGTACCAGCGGTCACCCGCTCGGCACAGATACGTGCACGGAGGATGGGCAATCATCATGTCCCATCCCCACTGCATCGCCTCGAGGATGTCGCCATAGATATGTGGCCCATCACGCTCGGTCGCCAGCAGGTCGCACGACCACGCCTGATGGCCACGCGCACGGAACGCATCTCGCACAATGCCGCTAAACTCGCACGCCACCAGCACGCGCACGGCTCAGAACAACATCCCCTGCTGCAGCCGATCGACTAAGCGCTGCCGCCACAGCAGCGCGTAGTCGAGGCAGTTCGCACAGTTCGAGTGGTCACGCACGCGCTGGCAGCGTCCACCTTCCGGGTAGCGCCCGTCCGTGCTCCACGACATCGAGTCTGCTGAAGCCAGATACTCTCTGGTCCGCAGCAGGCTCGTTACTTTTAAGCCGAACCCGTGCAGGCGTAATCCCAATGACGCCAGCCCCTGAATCAGCCGTACCGCCACCATGGTCTGTTGCCGCCGGCACACCGTCCCCAATCCCACGAGTGGTGCTGCCCGCAAGTCGACACCCGCCGCGGTGTACAGGTCGACGTGCCGTCGATAGTCGTCGAGCACCTGTCCCTGCAGCACCGGTAGCCACGGCAACTCGGGCGCCAACTGCTGCAACTCGAGGTACGACTCGACCGTGCGTAGCTGATGCTGCGCCACCGTCGAGCCGGTCTTGGCCAGGACGACGTCCTCGCACATCCAGTCCTGGACAGCTGCCCACTGCAGCCGCCCCATCTCAGCTGCGTGTCGCCGCGTGTGCGCCACATACGTCTTGGGCGTCGTCTGATACGCGCCGTGCAGGCTCAGCTCAGTAAAGCCGCCCGAGTCCTGCACCCAGTCGCCGAGCGCGCGTGGGAAGCCGCGGCGCCGTTTCAGCCGACGGTAGCTGACCATGGTGGGGATGCTGAGCTGCTCAAGCCACGCGACTTGATGAATCCCGAGCCAGAACTGCACGCCTCCCCCACCACAGAATGACGATGGCGATCGCCGTCGTCGTCAGCTTGCCCACGATCTGTCCGGGCAAGAACTCGAGCGATCCGAACGCCAGGTACAGGAACAGCACCGAGTCGAGCGTGAGCCCGACCAGATTCGATGCTGCGACAGCCAGCAACCAGCGGCGTTCTCTGAGCGGGCTGTAGACCAGCAGGTCGGCTGTCTCCGAAAACAGGAACGCGACGCCGGACGCGAGTGCCAGCGGCCCGCTGAGAAAGCCTGAGAACACAGCCCCGACCAGGATGGCACCGTAGGTCCAGCGTCGGCCGAGCTGATCCTGGGTCAGGTCGCGGAACGTGAACGCCAGCCCGGCGAAGTACACGCCCGCGGGCGCCATCAGCCCCAACCCCACGGGCACCGGTCCGAACGTCACAATGGCCCAGTTGGCCGCGAAGATCGTCCCGATATAGATCAGTAGCGGCAGATACTTCACGGACAGCGCAACCGAATCAAAACGCCTCGAGACGAAGCTCGGATCGAGCTCGAAGCCGGCCATCTTGAAGCAGTAGCCCGGATCCTGGCTACGGATCTTCGACGGACCCGATACCACTTCATCGCAACCACGCCTCTTCCTTGTTCAGCCGCACACGTTCGGGTGTGGGGCCGCACACGTGCTCGTGCTTCCAGCGATCGCCACACTCCGGGCAGTACCCGTGGTTACCTTTGCAGCTCAGGTCGTCGTCTGCTACAGCCTTCGCAATCGCTTCCATACGCGTCCAGGCATCGTTCATCTGCTCGAGTGCCTCGTCATCTGTCCACTCGCGCTGGAAGCGGCTGAGCGCACCGGTGGCGCGATTGAGCACGATGTAGTGGAATTCGGGGAAGTCGCCCGTTTCCTGCCAGAACGCCCACGAGTACAGGCACGGCTGCCACGTCTCCTTCTGGGCCCGTACCTGCGACCAGCTGCCGATGGTGGTCTTGAAGTCGTAGACGATGCCCGCGTCCTGGTCCCACAGATCGATGGCGCCCACGATCGGCGCACGCAATTCTGTGTTGGTGTCGATCGAGAAGCCGCGTTCCGGGATGCCCTTCAGCTCGAGCTCGAAGACTTGCTCGAGTAGCGTCAGCCCGGTCGCCGTCAAGCTTGGATCGATGCGGTAGCCGGTAGCTGCCAACTCTTTGGCAATCTCTTTCCAGTAGGCGCGGAAGGTCCGTATGCCGTCCTGCCCCTGGTAATGGGCCTCGAGCCCGCGGTGTACCGCACTGCCGAACGACATGGCTTCGGTCGGCACGATCGGTATGCCGTCGATGTAGCGCTCCTTAAAGAGGATGGGACACTGTTCGAACAATTGGAACCTGGTCGCCGACCAGTGCGGCATCTGCGTCACGCCGCGGCACCCATCAGTTCTTTGCAGCGATCGAACGCCAGCTTGACGCGTATGAAGTCGGACGCGTTGCCGCCCATGTCCGGGTGGTGCTGCATCGCCAGGCCACGGAACGCCGACGTGATCTCCTCGAGCGTGACCGGTCGCCGCAGTCCCAGTTGCGCCAGCCACTGGTCGATGTCGTAGATGCCGACCGGCTCGGCTGCCACGGGCTCGGGCTCAGGTGCCGCACCCACCGACTGCCCGGCGCAGGTGTCGAAGTGGCATTCGTCGCTGGCGTCACCGTTGGGCATGACGTTCATCGGGCGTCGCCGCCCCTTCCACGTCGTGTCCCACCAGACAGGCTCGCCGCACGCGCGGCACTTGGCAACGCGGTGGACGTTGCCGGCGAAGTCCACCACGCGCTGAATGGCGCTGCACGTATCGAAGTGCTGGGTCTGCTCGTCCTGGTCGTCGAACGGCCAGTTGCGGGTGTTGTCGAAGGGTGCCTTGCCCCACCAGATGCGCTGATGGCAGCTCCTGCACGTCGCCCAGCCAGACATCAGTCTTCAATCCTCGCTTTAATCTCCAGCCTCAACTCGGGAGACACCCACGTTTGGTAGCGCTCCACATGCACCTCGCACACCTTGTCGCCCCAGGCTCGACGGTTCCCGCGATAGGCGCGGATACGCCACGTCCACCGCTGCCGACAGCCCCAGTGCCGACACAGAGCTGCACTCTTTTCAGGCATCGCCGGGGACCCAGGAGGTTTTGTCGATCGACAAAACCCCCCCGAGCGTTGGGACCTTCGATTTTTGCCAATTTTGAACTTGAGCCATACTCAATAACCCTGTCGACAAAACCCTCGCCCGTCGACAAAACCCTGTCGACAAAACCCCCTCATGGGTTCTGTCGACGGTTTTGTCGCAGCGGCAGACGGATCGTTTGGGACGGTCGACCACCTGCCGGACCGCTCGAGCCGTCCTCGACCGTGCCCGGGAACCGCTCCACGTACCGCGCCAGGACCGGGTCGAGATCCTTCCGCGAGCTGATGCCGCCGACGCGGTACTGGCAGAGCTGCCGCGTCCGGATCGGCCCACCACCCACGTGCTCGAGGTACTGCAGGATGTGGTTGATGGGCTCGTCTAGGTGCGCCAGTGCCGACGTTCGCGCGAACGGCGTCCCGTCGCCGATCACATCCCAGACCGCGACGTTGTAGTTGACGATCTGTGCTGCTCGGTCGAGCAGCTCGACACTCAACGTCTGGTCGACGTCCGGCTGGTCGGCCGCAAACTGTGCCCGCTCGAACTCCGCTAACGCGACAGCGAACCGCACAACCTGCCGCGTTGCCTTCATCAGTGCCGCCAGGGTGGTGGGCGACGCCTCGCCGCTCCGCGCACGAGTCGCCCACTCTTCACCCAACTCGTCCAGGCGTCGCTTGACGGCCGCGGTGATCAGCCATCGGCGTTTGCTCTGCCGCCACGTCAGCAGCCGCGTGATGGTGCGCTCGTAGATCTCGACATCGGTCACGTTCGGGTTCTGCATCACCGTCTGGGTGGTGCCCTCGACCATGAACAGCGACCACCTCGAGCGACCACCTTCGGTATCCACGCCCAGGTAGCGCTGCCGCGCCGGCTGGATGCTGCCCAGGATCGTGAGCGTCGGCCGCTCGACAAAGATCAGGATCCCGTTCTGGCCACTGGGACCACCCACGCCGCGCCGATCGGTCAGGATGGGTGCTCCGTCCCAGCGTTCGAGCACCCAGTCGGTGTCGTCATCGCCCTTCTGCCGATAGCGGCCGTTGACCTGCTTGAGAAAGCCGACCAGCTCGTCGCGGTAGATGCCCAGCGACGGCTGCGCCATGAAACGGTGCTCGGTCGCCTCGATGGTCGCCGACCCGACCAGGATGCGCGGGTCTTTCGGCTCGCGTACCCCGTTTTCCTTGTCCAGCTTCTTCTGCTCGTTGGTGCGGTTCAGCCAGCGCTCGCGTTCGGCACGGTACTCGGCAAAGCGCTCGGCATCCCAGCGCTGGACCGGCCGCAGCGGCTGCTTCTGCGACTCGCTCTTGCCCGACCCCGGCTTGCCCACCAGCGCGACGAACAGGTTGAGCCGCTCGACAAAGAACTGCTCGTAGTACGCCTCGACGTTGCCGCCGGTCGCGATTGCGCTGCTCGCCAGGTAGCCGCCCGCCAGCAACGCCGCCGGCAGCGACGAGTCCTCGATCAGCCGCTGCATCACGCTCGGCAACGCCTCAGCCGGGAAGGTGGGCACCGACGGCAACGGATCCTCTGGCTCAGCCTCCTCCTCGACAGCTGCCGTGCCATTTAATCGGACCCGCGGCGTGTCTTCAGGTTCAGGCTCGTAGCGCGCCACGCTATGCGCGATCTTGCGGACCTCGTCATCGTCCAGCGGCGGCTCGCAGCGCTCGGCATTGACCTGCCGCAACGCCTCGAGGATCTCGTCCTCTTCGGCACCCTGGTAGCGCATGCCGCCGCCAATGCGCGCCAGCGTGTCGTTGCGTCCGGGCTCGGTGATCGGCCCGCCGCCTCGAGCACTCGAAGCCGTCGCCGTCGGCGTCCTGGCCAGGTCGTTGACCCAGCCCGGCAGCTCGGGCAAGTCATCGAGGTCCACGAGCTCCTCGCCCCAGGCATAGCTGCGGCCCAACACGTGGCGGCTGGGCGGCAATACGACATAGCCGCCCTCGCCGCGGTAATCGATGCCGTTCTGCTTCTGGGCGAAGTTGTGCGGCTCGTCATCGCGATACGCAAAGAAGCGGTGCATGCCGCCCACCCGACCGGTATAGGCGTGGGGTCCGTTGTCGTAGCCCATCATCTGGGCGGCGCGGATGGCAATGTGCCCGTCCAGGTCGAGCACCACGACCTTGCTCAAGCGGCCGGTGACCAGCGCGATGTTCGCGTCCGGCTCGCGCCGCCACCAGCGGCGCACGTCAGCTTCGGTGGGCAGCGCGTTCTGATAGCGCTTCCACGCCACCAGCGGCACCTTGCCCGGATCGGTACACCACACCATCTGGCCCGACGGTGTGCGGTGCTGGTGCCGCAGCGTGCCGCACACGGCAATGATCGACATGCCGCGCGCCAGATACCTGACGGCATAGTCGACCAGGCTGCCCATGACCCACGTCGACGCACTCGACGTCATGGTTCAGCCGGCGCAGTCCGGGCAGATCGGATAGTCGCCCCAATCCATGATGTCCATTGACCAGTACCGCGCCCCCTGCTCGTCGCTAACAGGGTCGAAGCACACTTGGCACATGGCCGATGCATGGCCGCATACCCAGTTGATCGAGTAGTTGGCTTCGTTCTCGCACCAGTCGCACTGCACTGCGTTGCATCGGCATTGCAGGTCAGCACATTGCAGCGTCATCACGGTCCGTCCTCCGGGTGAGCGATCAGGCCCATCAATCGCTCGCGATCCCGCGGTCGGGCGTGCAGCCACGTCTGGCCGCAGGCTTGCAGCATCTGGCCAACGGTGGTCTGCTCTGGCTCGAGCTGCCCACGTTCGCGTTTGAGCTCGATCCACAGGATGTGCGGCGGCTTGATGGCCAGGATGTCGGGAAAGCCGCGTGCGATGCCGCGGTACAGCTTGGTGTGGCAGTTGGGGCACACCACCACGTTGGGTGGGATGTGCATCCACCACCACCCGAACACGGTGAGCGCTTGCTCGACTGACTTCTGCCACTGCGCCTCAGTAAGGGAGCCGTCCATCAGGCGGCGGAACTGCTGTCCCGTCAGCGGTGGTTGCGTCGCAGTGGGCCTGGGACTGCGACGCGGGCTCACTGGGTCGCGGGCACCTCGTTCTCTTCGGTTAGCTGCTGTAGCAGCACACGCGCTTCTTCGCCTGCCTTGATGGTTGCCTCGAGCTCCTGCTGTCTGTTGACGATCGCATCCCGCACAGCTCGCTCGGAGACGGCAGAGATGTTGATCCGCATGCGGCGCGCCGATTCATGCAGGTCGTCAGGCAAATAGATCGACGTTCTCATCGACTTCCCTTCGGTGGTGGTAGCTGTAGCGGGAAGAAGCGCTCGGGCTGCTTGCCCGCCGTCAGCGCCTTGGATTTCGACCAGCGCGTGGTGGAGTCCGCCAGCGTCTGGAACATGCCCTCGACGCCTGCTTCCGTCGGCGACCAGGACAGCGCATTCAGCTTGCCCACGCCGTAGTGGTCGCCGCTCTTCCAGGCGTCGATCTCCGCGCCCAGATACACGATCTGCCAACCCTGCGCGATCTTCTGTTTGATGCGCGCGCGTACCTTCTCGATGCTGTAGCGCGAGCCGCTGGCGTTCTCGATCCCGTCAGTCATGATCGCCAGCAGCACGCGGTCACGTTTGCGCTGCTTCTGCTCGAGACGGCTGATCGACTCCCACACCGCGGCCAGCAGCGGCGTGTCGCCATCCGGCACATACATGCTGGGCAGGATTGCGGTACGGTGCGGGTCGGCAATCGTGGTGTCGAGCAGCGTCTGCAGCTGCAGGCTGCCCCAGTCATCAGTGCCGAACGCGACCACGCTCAGGTTGGTGTGCGGCTGCGTCTGCTGCTGCTGGACGAAGCGCTCCATGCCGCGCACGGTGGGGTTCAAGATGTCCACCATGCTGTAGCTGCGGTCGACCAGCAGCAGGATCCAGTCGAGCGAGTGAAGGACCGGTGCCTGCTCGCTCATTCGAATCTCCGCATCGTGTGCAGATCCAGCCCCTGCGAAGCGGCAACCTCTCGGATGCGCGCCTCGGCAAGATGGCTGGGTGCCCGTCGGCCGGTTTCCCACATCGACACTGTGTTGACCGCGACGTCCAGGTAGTACGCCCAATCACGCTGCGTCATGCCCAAAGCGCGCCGAATCGACAGCATGCGCCGCGCTGAGGTAGCCAGGTGCAGCTCAGAACGGGAGGCCGTCGTCATCATCGTCATCGGCTGGTGGTGGCGGCGGTGCGGTCTTCTGCTTCTTCGTGTACGGGCGGAGCCGCAGCAGGCTCAGCCGCTGGGTGCCGTCGGGCTTCTCGACCCACTCGACGTCGGCCATCGCACGCTTGCCCTTGAGCGACTTCTCCCAGCCTGACGCCAGCATCTGGCTCACTTCCTCGTCCGTGAGCCGATGACCGACGAGCGCGTTGGCGATCTCGCGCCCGGGCGCGATCTTGCCGCTCTGCGGGTTGTCGTAGGTCAGGTCATTCGTAATTTTCCACAACTCGAACATCTCGCCCGTGTTGTTGTCGATCACGCCGATGCCCGTCTCGGGATCCCACAGATGGAACTTGTAGGTGTCCATCATGGCGTCCTTGCGCTTGTCGCGATACTGCGACGGACCCTCGTCCATGGCCACGAGCTGCGCGATGTACTTCTTGTTGTCGTCGACGTCGATGTCGGGTGCAAACGATGACGAATCTGGTGGTTGCGGCATGGGATCATTAGCCCTCGCGGTACAAGGCGCCGCGCACGCCACTGTTCACGGTCGAACAAATCGAAGGACCAGCCACACGGCCAGCCACACCAGCCCGATTGCCCCGCTCGCAACCAGGCCCAGCACGACCAGCAGCATCAGCACGTCGTGCGGCTCGAGGTCCGTGCCCCGGTAGTCGTTCAACAGCCGCTCACCGTCCATTCGCGGCGGGTCGACGGAATGGCCCCCAGGATCCACGACATCACGGCCGTGACGTGATCCAGGCTGTGCAGGCTCAGCGGTCCGCCGTAGCCCGTGGCGCTCCTGTACAGCGCCGTGTGGCGCGCCCACGTCGACGGGAAGTACTGCCCCGGGCCGGTCGCGCCGCTGCCCTGGCGGTTGGGGACATCCAGCCCGCCGGATTCCTTGCCGATGATGCATCGGGCTCGAGCGACAGCAGCGCCATACGGGGGACCGACCACGATCGGCAGCGGACGTTCGAGCTCGCCCGTGTGGTACAGGTACGTCTTCGGGTCATCCTCGCCGACCGTCAGCAGCGCATCCCACAGGTTGTGCTCGGCGACCTTCGCGGCGAGCGCAGCTTCGCGAACGGCGTCCGGATCGGGTGCCGCGAACGCTGGCGACGCGTGGCCGACGATGGCGCCGAAGACGAGGCTCACGGCAAAGCGCGCCATCTAGCGCGGCTTCTCAGGCTTGAAGCCCATCTCGAGCACGCGGCCTTCGGTGTACGTGCCCGGCAGCGCCCACCAGCCTTGCTGGCCAGCCATCATGGGATGGTCGCCAGTGGGTACGAAGCGGCGCCGGTTGGGGTGGCTCACCCATTCTTCCCACGCGGGCGGCGATGCGGTGATCTCTTCGGTCATGCGTTCTCCTTCTTCTTGGGCGGCGGCAACTCGCCGACCGGGTCGTCGCACTCGGGACACCACGTCGGTTGGTGGCAGTGACAGCTGCAGGGTTCTTCTTCTGCTTCGGGCACGGCTTCGCCCGGGGTAGGCTCAGGCATGGCTACGCGACCAGTTCGTGGGGGCCGGTGAGCGCTTCGAGACGCTCCTGGCTCAGCTCGACGTCTTCGCCGGCGATCGCTCTGTCGAGGGCATACAGAAAGAGGTGATAGACCTGTTCCCGTGGTGGGCGCCGCCGCTTTCGCGCCAGCGCGAACAGCATGTCGAACCCAGCGGGACCAAGGTCATACTCCGTGAGTGGAGCAAGACGAACGGTGGGCATGGGCCTGATTGTTTGGCCCACCGTTCGCCAACGGCATCGTCAGTTCTAGTCAGGCAATGATGACGTGGCGGGTCGCCGCGAGCAGCTTGCACCAGCGCACGATGTTGTCGAGCCGGCCATCGCTGAACACGTCGAGCAGCACAAACCCGCCGACAAACACGGCCGCCATGTTGTTGACGTCGCTCGCGTTCTTCTTGACCATGCGAAACAGCTCGAGCACGTCAGCCTTGACGTCGCGCAAGTGCTGGTCCGTGGGCTCGGTTGCCGCAAGACCATCGATGAAGTGGTTGACCACCTCGAGCGTGACGGTTTCGGGCTGATCGACGGGGACGCGCTGGAGCGCTTCACGCTGCCGCCGCTCGCGCTGCGCCACGATCCATGGCCGCTCTTCGTATTTGCCGATCGGCCAATGTGGGATCAGCCCCGGGATGATCGTGCCGTTACGGCCGTAGCGGGTGATCGCACGATTCAAGGTGCTCTCGCTCGCCGACATGCCGTCGCTCTCGAACTGCTTGAGCGCACGGGTACGGTCATACGGCTCTGCGGTCCCCGTGTCGTAGTGACGCTTGTGGCCAGCCCAGACGCGCTCAACGTCACGATGCGGGATGAAATTGGGGTCGGAGATATCAACTATGGAAGTTGTCATAGGGCAAGCGAGATTTCCTCTCCCTCCGCGAGGAGAAAATGTCGCGTCCCTGGACAGTGACTTACTCCACTGGAGCCAGGTAGCAAAGGACCAGTGTTCGGTTGTCTGGACGCTTGCTCGACCCGGAGCTCCAGCGCACTCTGGTCAACTGCGCGCGTCTGACCTTACGATTAGTACCCTCCCCGCGTCGCCAACAAATCGCCGTTTTTGGCCAGCGTGCGGTCTGTCCTGTACTCAATCGTAGGCCATCTGTTAACGGTTGGCTACCCCTCAAGTGCGACACGGGCGCGACCCGTATGCACTGTTGCGGCGGATGCTGCACACTTGATGATCTCGCGTGGTGCTCGTGCCGCGGCTGCGTCAGTTACGAGATACGCGAGCGCTGACCCAGGAAGAGCTTGCTGAACGTGCCGGCGTCTCGCGCGATACCGTGATGCGCGGCGAACGCGGCCTCCACATCCGTCAGACCAGTCTCCGCAAGCTGGCTCGAGTCCTGGGCGTCTCGCCCGCGACGCTGCAACGTCCTGGCGAAAAGTGACGAGGCGGCTGACGAGCACACGCCCGTAGGCTCAGGGGGCGATGCCTTCCAACATGCCCGACGGTCGGTGGGTGCCGCCCGAACGCGTGCGCCTCGCGCTCGAGCGGCTGCTGAAGCGGCTAGCTCTCGTAGAACCTGACGAAGATGCGCTCGGTCCCCTTGCCCGGCGACACCGTGATCGTCTCGATCAGCAGCCGCAAGATAGCGCGCTTCTCGTCCAGGGTGGCGACGTCCCAAAGCGTGGCAAGCGTGCCCACCCGCGCCGCCCGGTCGCCTCGCAGTAGCGCGTCGCGGCGTTCGCGCGCGGCGTCGCGCTTTTCCTTGAGCGCGTCGATCTTGGCGGCGATCGCCGGCACGTCCGACACGCTGCTGAACGTGGTCGCCAGCGCGGTCAGCTCTGCCTCGATCTCGACCACTTCCACCTCGACAGCTGCAACCTGCTCGTTGGGCGACCAGCGGCCCTCAGCTTGAGCGTTCTTGACCAGGCTCACCACGTACTCCTCGAGCACCGTGGCGCTGATCGACTGACGCTGTGAGCAGTTGCCAAGCCCCTTCGGCGGGCAGCGATAGTCGCGATACGTGACGCGCTCGCCATTGCGGTGAGCTTTGGTCTGCTGGCTGATCATCATGCGCCCACCGCAGTGCGCGCAGCGCACCAGCCCCTGGCGTGCGAACAGGCTGGTGGATACCGGTCTGTGGCCGCGGCGGACGCGCATCTTCTGGATCGTTCTGAACGTCGCCGGTTCGATGATCGGCTCGTGCGAGTGCAGGTTGATCAGCTTGCCGAAGTGGAGCTCGCCCAGATAGATGCGGTTCTTCAGGATCTCCTGCGTGGCGCGCCACGAGCGGTCGATGCCGTGGGCGCGCAGGTAGTCGCGGCACTCGATCAGGCTGGCACCTTCCTGGCGCATGTTGTAGAGGGCCTGGATGACCTTTGCCTCGTCGGCGTGCTTGACCAGGCGACGGGTAGCGGGATCCTGACGGTAGCCGGGCGGGATGTTCGGAAAAGGTGGGATGCCGCGTGCGACCGCGCGTTCCTTGGGGCCACGGGTTTTGTCGCGTGTCTGGCGCGCCTGAAACTCAGCCATCAGTCCAAGAAACTGCGGCGTTGCCCACTCAGCCGCGCTGCCTTCGCCCATGTCGAGCCAGCCGGCGTCGCCGGTGAGCATGCGCCCACCAGCCAGGGCGAGCCGCTCCATCGCTTCTGCCTGCACGCGTAGCCGCCTGAAGAAGCGGTCGAAGTACGCAGTGACGATGACGTCGGCTTCGCCGTTTTCGATCGCCTGGATGGCGGGGTACAGCCCCTTGCGCTTCTCGAGCTTGGTCGAGAACGCCGAGACGTCCAACTCGCGGAACGGCAAGCCGATGAGCTTGATGTTGTGGATGACGCAGAGCTTGTCGATATCAGCTTGCTGGTCATCGGGCGAAACGAACTTGTCGCCATCCCTGTCGCGGCCAGCGACTTCAGAAACACGGATGATGCCGATGCCACGGAGCGGTGGGGCAGTGGTGACTCTCATGCAGCGAATTGTATACGCAACACCCCGTAGATACGGGGCGTCTGCATAACAATAGCGTTTCAGTCTGGTTGAGAACGCCCCCGTCGGTGTCCGCCGTCCAGGGGCGTTTCTGCGGCCTGAGAGTCACCACGAGCCGCACAGCCACTATACTGCTGGTGCTGGTGTTTGGGTGCCAACCTACACAAGCAAGCCCCCGTGGTGTCTCCACAGCGCGGGGGCTTTCCTATACTTGAGGAAGAGGTGGCACCCAATGAAACGCTCGTGTCGCGACTGTGGTCGCCGCATCAACGAAGATCCTGAAGACACTGCTCCAAATCTCTGCTCTGGCTGTTACCGCGATCGGCTGGATCGCATCACGCCTCTGTTTCTGGCCAAGATGGAAGAAATGTTGGCTGAGAGCAACGACATCACGCCGCTTGTTGCCTGGCTTGGGCACGCGCTCGAGGAGATCGGTGGCCACACTCGTGCCGATGCTCGCCGCCATGCCCACGCGCTGGGAGTGCAGGCAGTGATGATGTCTCAGGGGCGAATGAACTGACGTGGACTTTGGCCACGGAGACATCCCGGAACAGTGCCAGCAGTTTGGCTGTCGAGCAGCTATCGAGACGTGGTGCCCACTGTGCCGCGCCTTCTTCTGTAAGACGCACGACGAGCTCTACCCGGTGCGCCGCCACGACTGCATCCGTGGCCCAGCCGACGTTAGGTAGATCTACTTGTGG